TGGGAAAGCACATTAGAGCATGTTCAAGCAGACGAAAAAAATCCTAATTGGGTAGTTATACAAAAGACTATAACTGGAGATACTGGAAGCTTTACAATCAGAGAGGTTGGAGTATTTGACTCTAAAGACCAACTTCTCGCAATATCTAGCTATCCAGAAACTTATAAACCTGCTCCAGATTCAGGAACAGTGAAGGAAATATTAATTAAAATTATATTAGCTGTGTCTAACACAGCAAGTATAAATTTAAAAATAGACCCAACTGTTGCGCTAGCAACTTTAAAAGACATACAGGACCTAGACACTAAAATTGATACAACTAAGGCAGAATTAACAAGCAACATAGAAACTGCTAAAACAGAGTTAAATAATAAAATAGGTGATACAACACTACTTACTACAACAGATAAAACAAATATAGTTAGTGCAATCAATGAGGTGAAAACTAGCGTAGATAGCATAGAAACAACAGCAGAGAAAACAAGTTATAATAATGCGACAAGCAACCTTAATGCTACAAATGTGCAAGGGGCAATAGATGAAGTTGTTAGAAAAATAGAAAATTTTAACGAGATTAATATAAACATACAAAATGATATGTTACCTATTTAGAAAGGAGAGTGATTTATAATGCAGACGGTTTGGAATTTCGATTATGCTAATTATGTACGAAGTATTTCATTGCTACCTGGGCGATATAAACTAGAATGTTGGGGTGCATGTGGTGGTGGCAAAGGTGCAAGTTCTTTTAATGAATGTGCAAAGGGTGGTTATGCAAAAGGTGAAATTATATTGAAAAAACGTACTAATTTAATTGTTTGCGTTGGTCAATCGGGTTATGAAAAACTTGCAAAAGACTCAAATATTACTAGAACTGGTTTTAATGGTGGTGGTCGTGCTGGTTCAACAAATATCGGAGATTATATTTACGCTGGGTATGGAGGTGGTGCTACTGATATAAGACTTTATTATTCTAGTACAACTTGGGATAGTTCTGAAGGATTACTTTCTCGCATACTTGTTGCAGGTGGAGCTGGAGCAATTAGTGGTTTTTCTTATCCGCATCCTTCTATTGGTCATGGTGGTGGTGAAAAAGGTTCTGATGGAGTTAGTGCTAACACTAACAGATTTAGTGGTGGCGGTTCTCAATATCAAGGTGGAAGTAATCAAGAAACTATCGAGTATCATGGTTCATTTGGTAAAGGTGGTATTGGATATTATAGCGTAGGAGGAGGTGGTGGTTGGTATGGTGGCGGAGGCACAAATGCGGGAAATGTTGCAGGCGGAGGAAGTGGTTACGCACTAACTAAAGATAGTTATAAGCCACCTGGATATATACCAACATCTGAATATTGGCTAGAAAATGTAGTTATGACTACTGGAGGTAATACTACTAGAGCAGATGGCTACGCTAAAATAACATTACTCCAAGCATTACCTTTTTTAAATATATCCTCTTATAACTCTACACAAGTAACATTTAAAGCTGACCACACAGACCCTACGCTACTAACTAAGATAGAAGTATTTATAGATGATACATTAAAAGAAACTATAACAACAGATTTAACAACAGAGAAAACAATTAACTATACATTAGAAGATAATGCGCTACACACACTTAAAATAGTTGTTACAGACAGTAATAATGCTACAGCAGAAAAAGTACTAAGCATAAGCAAAGGAATTGCACCTCTCCCTGCTGGTTCTACAACAGATGAAGTTACAAACAAATGGATAGAAATTAAAGATACATTTAGAAGCGGTAAAACAAGCATTATAAATACTTTAGCATTAAAGAATATAGAAGCAAGTTTGAATAACACACTTGTGGAGTTATCAGAGAAGATTAAGGTAGGTTTTGATAGCAAAGATGCTAGTTTACAAGATTTGATAAAACAGTTAACACAAGCTAATAATACTATAAGTCAATTAAATACAAAGTATAAAGTTGCAAGTGGAACGACTACTGCTTTAGAAGCTGAGGGTAGAGGTTCTCTTTTTGAGGTTACTTATAGTGGTGGTAAAAGTTATGCTTATAATCGTTGGGTTAAAGTAACCGGATTAAATTTTACACCTAACATCTTCATCACTTTTGAAAATCATAAAACTTCTTATCCTTATTTTTATTGTAATTTTACATTTGCTTGCCAAGGTGTTTTTGATAAAGACTTTGCAGTAGTAACATTTTATTCTTTTAGAGGGCAACCTGGCGAGACTACTTATGATGCAACTGGGAATGTAATTCATATTGATAAAGGAGCACCTTATATGAATGAAAATGGTGTTTATCTTCCTGTTTATACTCAAGAGGGTTACCTAACTCGCAACTGGTATGCTATAAAATTTAAATAAATGAGGTGATAAAATGAATAGAGCAAATAGAATTATATGTGACCAAACAGGAAAAATATTACTCCAAACAGGAGAAGCAATGGGGGATGTTTTAGAGCATGATGAAATAACTGAATTACATTGCATTGATGTTGAGTACGGAAGTATAGACTATACTAAAAATAGAATTATAGGTATAAATATAGAAACAAAAGAACCAATTTTAGAAGAAATACCAGTATATCTAACAGAAGAAGAAAAGAGAATAAAAGAATTAGAAAATCAAATATTACTCAATGAAAACGAAAAAGTAGGAGGACTTTTATAATGAATATAAATGAAGTTGTTGTAAGAATATTAGCAGAGAGGGTTTTAAATAAAGGATTAAGCCCTTTAAAAAACAGACCTTTTGAGTTAGATGATGTAACCAACGAGGATTATAGAAAAGCAGTAGAAGATTATATAATTAAAGAAAGTGGAGTAGTAGAAGGAGCAAAACCTACAGTATAGGTAATGTTCTTTTTTTAATACAAAAATCAGGCGGCTTACATGAATGAAGAACTTTTCAAAGAGAATTTGAAACGACATGAGGTAACAATAAATAAACATAATGATGAAATAGACGAATTAAAGATAGCAAATATAGAGTCTAAAAAAGAATTAAAAGCACTGTGTGAGAACTTAAATTCACTTATAAGTATGTTTAAATGCCTAATTAGAACAATGATTAGTAAGATTCTTTATATTTGTTATTCATCGAGAAATATTTTAAATTATTAGAAAAATAAAAGATGGATGATATATTGTTATAAAAAGATAAAGTAGTATTGTATATAGTGTACTATTTTATTGAGAAGGATTTTATAGTTTAAAATATCAATAAAAAAGTAATAAAAATAATATATAAAAATTCAAAAAGGAGTTGAGCTTAAACTTGATTAGAAAAAATCAATTTTAAGACAACTCCTTTTTTTATTAAATTATTGTCTATTAACCAAAATAGCTATTTTAGCATCTGGATTATAACTTATCTGAACCATTTGATTTTTCTTAACATGTTCAAGGTCTTCACCACCATAAGCTATTTGTAACTTAACTGGTAACTTACCTTGTTTTATAATAGCAACGTACTCTTTTTTACCTTTTTTCTCTAAACTAATCAAATTGCCAACATAAGGTTTAAAGTTCTGATACTTTTTACTAGAATTTCTTATGTAGAAGAAAGCACCAACAGCAATAACTAAATTTATGCCAAGTGTAACCCAAGAATTGATTTTAAGCATAGCTCCAGCGATTATTATCACGAACATTAAAACGATAGGTAATATAGCTTTCTTAAGAAGCAATTTACCCATTATTTCATTAGCCTTTTTCTCAGGGCCACTCATAGTTTTTGATCTAGCAAATGATTGCGCGAATTTGTCTCTTAAGCCCATTTTATCCTCCTAATTTTAATAAATATTTAGTTATAATAACGAGATATTACTTGAAACTAAAAATTTACTACATTTATATTATGTTTGACTTTTGTATAAATAATTACATTCAAGTAAAGCAAAATATACTAATTATTTTATCATAAAATTATAAAAAAGAAAATAAATGAAATAAAAATATTAGAACAAAGAAATGATGTAAAATCGTATCAAAAGCAACATAAAAATTATTTATCTATTTTCTCATCTTTATTTTTGTTATACTCAATTTTTCCTAAATCCTTCTCTTTTTCATATTCATGAAGTTTTAATTCAATCATACCTTCTATTTTGGCTTTATCATAATCATTTAACTTTCTAAAGTTGTTTAAAAGTTTTATTTCATTAGAGTTTATGCTATTAAGTGGATAGTTTGAGGAGGAATCGCAAATTAAATCTGATTTATGTGATAGATTATCTCCATTTAATAGCCAGTCTACTGAAACATTAAATATCTCAGCTATAGATTTTAATATTTCATAATTTGGTTTTCTAATGTTTCTCTCAAATTTACTTAAGTTGTCACAGCCCAACATTTCTTCTAGTTCATATTGTTTAAGGTTTTTTGCTTTTCTCAAATAAACAATTCTTTCTCCTAAAGTATCCATAAACACTCTCCATTCAATTAATGTCAAAAAGACTTTTTAAGATGTAAATAGTTTCAAATTAAAGGTCAAAATGACATAAAAAGCATTGACTTAAGGTCAAAATGACTTTATAATTAACTTAATGATACGAATTTACATCCTAATTTTAGCACAAAGTAATCAAAAAATCTTATTTAGTATTAAATAAATTTATATACTTAATATGTGTACATATTAAAAATATATACTAAATAGAGGGGGTGCGTAAGCTAAAATAATATAAAAGTAAATATAAATCACTTAGAAAGGAAGTTGATAAATGGATGCTCGAAAAAAATGGATACCTTTTTTGGGAGTGCAAGTCAAGCAAAGACTTATTGAATTAAATATGACTCAAAGGGAATTAGCGAAGAAAATAGGTGTTAATGAAAACTATTTGTCAGCTATTTTAAATGGAAGAAGAACAGGTAAAAAATATAAATCATCAATTTATCAATTACTTAATATAGAATATTCAGAAGATGATTAATAAATAGTATATAAAGTAGGTGAATATTCTTGTGTGTAAATTGGATTCAGATGGGGTTATAGAGTGTTGTAGAGCAATTGATGATTTTATTACAGCACTCAGTAATATAAAAAGCTTAAATATGGAAAGATTAAATACTTTAACTAAATATTCTAGTACATGTTCAATCCTTCTTAAAGAGGGGAATTATGAAGGATGTACAATTGTGTATAGAAAGATGTTGGAAGAATTAAAAACATGA